GATCAACCCCGAGAGGAACAACATCGGGGTCGCCGTCATCGAGAAGCTCCTACGCATGAAGTACCCGTGGTGGTATTGGCAGCGAGTCCCTGGAAAGAAGACGGGCGAGTTCCACAAGCGGCTCGGATACGACACCCAGGAGGGTAGCCGCCTCGTGGCCTTGTCTCGCATGCAGAAGTGGTTGTACGAGGGCTGGCTCGACATATCGGGCGCCGATCGCATCATGCGCCAGGTGAACACCTTCGTGTACAACGACAAGGGTCGCCCAGAGCACGCCAAGGGTCAGTTCGACGACTTTATCTTGGCGACATCGATGGGCTGCATGGCTGTCGATCGTATCTCGTACATGAAGCACGAGAACACGCATTCACGTCGGCCGGCGACGGTTCATGAGATGCTGGACTGGGAGCTGGCGACGGGTCGTATCTACGACGGACCTCAAGAGGTCTTCGGTGACGACAGCAACCCCGTTCGTCGCCTCATGGAGCAGGGTCCGGAGAACTTGTCCGAGATACTAGCTATGCAGTGATCGGTTCGCACGAGCAGTCGAAGACGTGCTTCTTGTGCAACGGGCACCACCATTCCCCGCAACAGGCGCACTTCTTCCACTTGGCGTAGGGGTCGTTGGTGGGCATAAGGGTCCGGAACGGTCTGGCGAGGTCTTCCGTGATCAACCCGGCGACGCTCCCGCCTCCCCCTGCGACCCTGTGCCCGCAGAGAAGGTACTTCAACGCACTACTCGAGGCAAAACGCTCCCACGATGATCTGGCGCACCCGGTCCTGTATCCCGTTTGCCTTGCTCTCCCTGGTTCCTGCCACGTTGAGCTTGGATGGCTTGTGGATATCCAGGAAGCGTCGAACCATGTAGCTGTTCGACCGTAGGTCGTAGGGGGTGCGGGTTTCGACCACGAGGACAGGCTTGTCCATGGACTTGCAGTATTCCAGGGTGAGCTCGGACACGCGTGAAGGCGACGAGGCCGAAGGAACGAAGATCACCGTGGCCTGGGCGTTCTTGACGTTCTGAAGCGCTCGTGCCTTGTAGCCCGTGGCCTTCGTCCTCTTCAGCTTTTCCCGGTAGTCGGACGGGATCTCTCCGTCCTCTGCCTCCCACTTTGCGGGGCAGTGGCCTCCCCAGTCGAGTCCGAGCTCCACGGCGGCATCGATGCCCCCCCTGTCGGCTCCTGTCTGACCGCCCGAGATGATGGTGGGGTTCTGGATATCCTTCATGCGGCGTGAGACGTCAGGCATCGTTCTCCCTGTTGCGGGCGGCGACATCTAGCATTTTGTCGAGTGCTGCGCTGCCGGCAGCTCGTCCATCTTTGGCGATCTGCTGCTGCTCGGCAAGTTCATTGGCCTGGTTGCTCGCGTGTACGCGCAGCTTCTCCTGGCCGCTTGAAGACCGTATCTCCTCCGTCCACCGCTGCTTGTACATGGCCTTCCCGCGGCGGTTCGACCCGTTCCAGGCTCGCTTGAGAGCCCTGACGGGGATGCCGAAGACGACGGATGCACTGTTAATCATCTTGGAGGTGCGGGCGTTCATTCGATGTGGGTATTTAGGTAGTGCTCAATTTCGGAGCGCTTGAACCTGATGCGTGGCTTGACGCCGTTCCCCACACGATAGGTCGTGAAGACGCCGTCCTTCCGCCATCTTCGGACCGTGTCCGGATGAACACCTAGGATGCTCGCGGCAGTCTTGGTGTCGATCATGTCGGTCTCGGCGCTCAACATTGTGCAACATCCTGCGTGATTCTGCGTAGTTGGGGTATGTTCTCACGCAGATTTCGTTTGTCAAGTGGAATCCACCGAGGATACCCTCCGGACGTCCCAACGATTCGCTGGCGTTACTAGCTGATGGGATCAGGAGACTCGAGATGCTAGCAGGAGCCGAAAACAGAGCTGCCGCCATCGAGAAGGCCTTCAGCGAAGGCACTCTCGGTGTGGAGCCACCAGAGTCGACGAGCCCTCCGGCCGAAGAGGCCGAAGAGCAGAAGCAGGAAGCCGCCAGTGAAGATTCCGCAAGCGAAGACGAGGGCACATCGCCCGAGAACGCGCCAGCGGAGGAGCCGGACGCCCCAGCGGAAGTCGACGATATCAAGGCTACCGAGGCAGATCACCGGAGCAAGAAGTTCCGAGATCGGTTCAATCGGCAGATCGAGGCAAGACACGAGTCCGACAGGAAGGCCTCCGCAGCGAAAGCGAGAGCAGACGCAGCAGAGGCCAGAACGTCGGAGCTTGAAGAGAGGTTGGCTCGCCTGGAGGGACTCTCCCGTCAGGATGGTCAACCACCGTTACCCTTGGGGGAGACTCCAGCGGAGGGCGGGGAAGGCAAACACTGGCTTGACGAGCTGCTTGGCGACCAAGATTCGTACTCCCAGGACGAGATCCGAGGGATGTTCCAGTCTTACGACAAGCGCCTCGACGAGCGGCTTGGGGCTCACGACGGTCGAATCCGAGAGGTGGAGATCGAACGGGCCTCGGCAAGCCTCGGAAAGGAGATCGAGGCCTTGCGGGAGAAGTACCCCGACGTCGAAGAATCATGGGTCACCGATGCCATCATCGGCTCCGATGATCCAGACAACTTCGACATCGGGGAGTTCGCCCACATGGCACAGGGCTTTATCGACAAGATCGGAAAGAAGGCCGTCGATGAATACCTATCCAACGACAGTGCTGGCCAACCCCCTCCCGACGCCCCGCCACGACCCTCTGGGACTGGCGGGGGTGCTTCGTCTTCACCGAGTGGTGCTTCCGACCCAAAAAACGAGCCCGAAGGGGCCACAACCATTAGGGGCAGGGGAGCCCAACTGCGCCGAGATCTGATCGCAAAGTTCGGTCAGGGCGCCGTAGGGCTATAGTACCCCGGTCCCGAGGGACCAAGTGTCATGCCAGCTACTCTAGGATCTATCACGACCGCGGAGGTCTCCTCGGGGACGCTTCACGCGATCTTGAAGGACTACTTCCTCACTCCCATCCAGGACGAGCTCAACCGCGAGGTCATGGCTCTGGACCTGTTCCAGAAGGCCACGGTCAAGTGGAGCGGCCTCCAGGCGGTCATTCCCGTGCGCGTCGGTCGCAACACGGGCGTCGGGTTCCGTGCCGAGTCGGGAACTCTCCCGACTGCCGGCCAGCAGACCCGTGTTCGCCTCAACGTGACGGCCCGTTACATGTACGGGTCCTTCGAGATCTCCGGTCCCGCCATCGAGTCGGCGAAGACTTCGGGCATTGGCGCCCTGGTCAGCTCCCTCGAGGACGAGATGGAGTTCCTCAAGGACGACGTCAAGGACCGTGCGAATCGGTTCATGTTCACCGGGAACCGTTGCGTGGGCTTCGTCCACGAGCGTGCCTCCAACCTGGCCGCGTACCAGTGGGAGTTCAGCGGGGACATCGACTTCCTCAACGACCTCCGCGTGGCCAAGGGTGCTGCCGTCGACTGCCTGGTTGTCCGCATGGACACCTACGCAACGGTGCTCAACGACTCGGTTGCCGCCGTCGACGCGACGGGCCACCGGGTGACGTTCACCAACGCGCTCGACACGTCGGGCGTCGGTGTGGGCTTCGCTTGCGCCATCATCGTCGATGACGTGGCGAACTTCGGTGCTCCGACGAGCTACGGGTTGCTCGCCAACTTCCCGCAGGGGATCTACGGCAACCTCGCCGAGCCGACGCACTTCGGGCAGGACCGCACCACGGCAGGCGCTGTCGCGGACGAGTTGCAGTCTCAGGTCTACACGATGGCGTCCACCGGGGATCAGGGCCGTTCGGCTCTCGCCCCCAAGCGGATGCAGTTCGTGGAGGACGAGATCGAGCTCGCCTCGGGCCTCTCCTGGGACATCCTCCTGTCCCACCCGTCGATGCGCCAGGAGTACACGTCGCTGATGAACACGGCGGCGTCGCTCAACGTCGACACGAAGGCCGCCGCCAAGGGCGACCTGGGCTTCACCGGGCTGACCTTCAACGGTCGTGCGTGGAAGACGTCCCGCCACTGCGGTCGCGGGATGTTGATCTACTTGAAGCAGTCGACGTGGTGCATCGCCGAGCTGGCGCCGTTCCGGTTCGCCGACCTCGACGGCAACGTGATGTCGAGGGTGGCCAACCAGGACACCTGGGGCGGGTTCCTCCGCTGGTACTACAACCTCGTCTGCAAGAACCCGTCGGCGAACGCGATCCTCGTGGGGATCAGCTTCTCCGGCGCGGTCGACGGGGCGTAAACGGCGAACCTTCTAGGGTCTGGGGTCTCGTCCCCTCAAGACCCTCGGCCCTAGAAGGCGATCCAGGGAGGACAGCGTGCCAGACCAGATCTCCATTCTGCTCTGGCTCGCTGTCCTCTTCTCCGTCCAGGTCAATGTCGGAGGCTTGATGCTTCTGACGTCGCATGTGCGTACACGACAAGCCCGACAGGCTGCTCTAGATGCACCTGTCGTCGTCGAGAACCTCCAGGACCTTCTCAACGCAGAGTCCGATTCTCGAGTCGTTGAGCATGGCCTAGGTCGCCACGAAAGCTGGGACACGGACAACGTCGAAGCGCTCTCCGACCTGTTCCGAGAGCGCAGGGAGAACCATGGCTGACGGACTTCGTTCGTTTTCCCCACGGCAGCTCGCTGCCAAGCGGTTGCAGCAGCAGCAACTCAACGCACAGCGCCAGGCTTCGGACGCAGAGAGTGGGGACACCTTTCAGTCGGCAGCACAGGTAGCCGGACCCGTTCTCGGTGCAGCCATCGGTGCGATGATGCCTGTTCCTGGCGGCGCGCTAGCCGGCGCAAAGGCTGGCGCCGAGCTCGGGCTTGCTGCGGGCTCTGTCGTCGGTGGCGCAGGCAAGGCGATGATGACGGGAGAAGCTGCCCCAGCCGTCGGGGGCGTGGCCTCGGCACTCCCGACTCTTTTTAGAGACAAGCCTGCGATTGCGCCGCCCGACACCAACCTCTTGCGTGATCTACGCAAGAGGAATGAGTAGATGGGTCCACCAGCTACCGATCAGGCGGCCACCTACCAGATGGCCGACGAAGATGACGCCAAGTTTCCAGACAACTTCGACAAGGAGCTCAACGAGGCCAGAGATGGCCGGTCTTCGATTGAGCGCATCTGGGACGTCTGCGGCCTCCTCGTCGAGGGGTCTCAGAACCTCCACCTGATCAAGGGCGGGACGAAGCGCAAGTTCCAGCAGGGCTTTGCGACGAAGCACGGGGAGCAGACGAGACGGTCAATCTTCGTCTTCAACAGGCTCATAACCCCATACCGCTCCCTGGTCAGCAAGCTGTCCGTCGTTTACCCGTCGATGGGCGTGTCGCCCGCGGGGACCTCCTACGACAACATCATCAAGGCCTCTGCTGCCGAGGAATCGCTGCGCTGGTACTGGACGGCGCAGAAGATGGAGAAGAAGTGGCACAAGCTGATCCGATGGCTTGTGTGCCGAGGGAACGGAGGTCTACACGTCTTCTGGGACCCGAAGGTCAAGGAGGTCATCACCAAGGTGGTGTCGCCCTATGACTTCTATTGGGAAGACGGGGTCACCGATCCAGAGGAGTCCGAGTGGTATGCAGTCCGCTCGCTGTACAAGCGGAAGGTCCTCAAGGAGGCCTATCCGAAATACTCCAAGCTGATCGGAAAGGCATCATCGATCTCCTTCAACCAAGAGCAAGGCGATCTTCCCAAGGACCGCGTCGAGTCCTTCGATGTCTACTTCCGAGACGGGCGCCACGGGGTGCTCTTCGGTGACACCTGGCTGTGGAAGGGGAGCTACCCGAAACTGTCTGACGGCGCGATGCCTGCCATCCCCGTTCGCTACACGATTGTGGAGGGCATCGCTCACGGTATCGGTGCCATCCAGAATGTCATCGATCCGCAACTGATCTACAACCGCAAGGCAAACCAGATCACCGATGGCATCGAGCGCTATAGCGATCCCAAGGTCCTAATCCCCCGCGACTGCGAGGTCGAGTCGACGTCATTCCACGCCCGTGGCTCCGAGAAGATCTACTTCGACGGCCCGAACTCTCCCACATATCTGCACGGACCTGGCGTGTCGGAACAGGCGATACGGGACCTCCTGCGTATCGACACCGAGATCCAGGACTCGATGGGCATGCACGCCACAACCCTAGGAAAGACCGCCAAGAACGTCAGCTCTGGCGCACACGTCGACGCGTTGACGCAGAACGACGTCGGACAGCTCCAGATGACCCAGGAGGAGATCGAGTTGTCGGCAGAAGTTCACGCCGCCGTCGTCCTCCAGTTCCAGCGGAAGTACTACAGCGAAGAGCGCACCATCAAGGCCTTCGACGAGGCAGAGGGAAGATTCATCTTCCGTGAGCTCAAAGGCACCGACCTGGTCGATACGCCCGAGGTGTTTGTCGAGGGTGGGTCTATGTTCAAGGACGGCATCATGGAGCGCCGTCAGAAGGTGCTCGCCCAGGTGGAAGCCGGGATCATGACGCCGGAGGAGGCCGCTGGCGAAATTGCTCTCGGCACTAGGAACAAGCACAGGCTCAAGAAGCTGCGTGCCATGCGCCACTCGGTAGAGATGCTTGAGGGAGCCAAGAAGGGCCTCGAGGTTGTGGTCCTTCCGAGCGACGACCTTGAGATGCTTGAGGAAGTCACCAAGAGCTTCATGCAGGAGGAGGAGTTCTACGACCTTGCAGAGAACATTCAAGAGTTCGTAGTAGGAATCCTTGCCAGCGTTTACGAGATTCGGGCGAGCGGTGGCCTTGAGGCCATGCTCGCGCCGGCACCTCCTGCCCAGGCGGTGGGTCCTGCCATGCAGGGGCTCGCTGGTGGCGCACAGCCGCCAGTACCGACGAGGTCCGGAGGCCCTCTGGCCGATCCGAACAACCCAAACCCGCCCATCGCTGACGGACCGGAAACCCGAGGCGGCACCGGAGGGACATACTAAGTGCTGGTCGAAGAAGTCGGGCTGCTCTTCCGGCAGTGGGCAGACGAGGGTGACGAGACCTTCATGACGAAGGCAGACGTCACTGTCTACCTTCGCCAGGGATACCGTCGCTTCCGGCAGGTCGTGCGGAGGATTGTTCCAGAGTTCTACAGCACCTCCGTGGTCATCACGATGGCTGGGGACACCTACGACCTGTCGGCGGGGGCCGTGATCATTCTCGGCGGCGGTGTTCTTACGCATACTCGGCTTGCGAGCTTGATCAAGGTTGAGTCCGTTGACAGCGCTGGCGCATGGCTTGACGACTGGAGCGGCGCACAGGACTGGAACGAGATCCGCTTCCACGACCACTCGTATCTGCTGGCTGGCACGACGCTACAGCTCTCTGCGTCTCGTACTGGAGATCTTCGCCTGCGCTATGTCCCCGTGGACAATGTCGCCTGGGCGAACAACGAATCCTCCGACGCGAACACCTTCATTGACGACGCAGAGGAGCACCACGCACTCATTGCCACCTACGCCTACGGGTTCTACGCCCCCAGAGACTTCGCAGAGAACCCCTTCTTGTTGCAACTGAAGCGTGACCAGGAGCGGGACTTGAGGGCCTGGTTGTACAAGCGTGTCGCAGAGCAGGGCGACCATGTCGCCTTTGACCCGTAGGCCATGTCTGTCGACCGCCCTGATCTTGAGGTCATTCCACCTGGGACGAGGTCTGACCGCCTATCGAAGGGGTCGTTCGTCCAGAACATGGAGCGCTACGGGGTCCACTGGCGCACCCGCAAGGGTTTCGGACAGGTAGGTCAGTTCGATTCGACCTTGGGACGCAACTCCATCTCGCTGAGTCGGCACCTTGGCTCGCACATCTTCAAGACGAACTTCGGGAACGAGCAGATCCTGACCGTATTTCAAGCGACGGTCTTCACCAGCAACTCGTTCACGGTCAGCGGCGTGGTTGCCCCAAGCGACACCTCCAGCGATGTCGGGCAGTGGCTTTCCTGCTTCCTAGTCACCATTTATGACCTGACTACGCAGAAGGTGTGGGAGGAGCTCGTCTACCCGAAGACCTCCGAGGATACGAGGGCCTCCTGGTTTCACCACGGGTTGTACGAGACCGACCTCGATGTCAACTACGAGACCTATACGTCTGCGACACCGGAGGAGTTCTTCTTTGAAGAGCTCGACGACACGATCTTCTTCGGCAACCGTAGAGCTGGGCTGCTCGCCTATATACCGACGACCTTCCATACGACCAAGTGGCAGCAAGTCAACGGGGTGGACCGGAGGGACTGGCACTTCCGTGGCGAGAGCGAGACCTCGATGATCGTCAAGGCGAGCGCTGTTCCAGGCCTTCACGCCGACGGCTATGAGTACTTGACGAGCTCCGAGTTCCCGAACCCGACCGACATCACCACTATCGACGGCCGCATGGTGTTCGTAGACGGCCGCAACCTGTGGTTCTCCGACCGGGGCGCACCCACCTCGATCATCACCTTGAACTTCATAACGATCCCGTCGCAGAACGACGCCGTCGCCGTTACTGTGCTCCACGGGAACCTCGTCATCTTTACGGAGTCGGAGAGGTTCCTGTACCAGCCGGCATTCTTTGAACAACTGATAACGGCCGGCGAGGTGCTCGTCGCCTCCACGGAGATTGGTGTCGTAGGGCCAAATGCACTCAAGCGGGTGGGCTCCTCCTTGGTGTTCGTTGATCGAACGGGCCTGTACACGACTGGTAACGGCTATGACCACGCGGACTTCTCCGAAACGAACGAGGTGAAGGACTTCTGGCGCACTGCTGTCGAATCGCCGCTCACGAGCTACTTCCAGAACACGGTCAATCCAGGCTTCACGGACCTGTCGAGCACGCAGCCCTCGTTGCAGTACCAGTTCGACCCAGTAGGCTGTCACATCGAGTACGACCACGTTCGTGACGCCCTCATGGTGGCGTTCCCGACCCAGGACATGGCGTTTGTGTGGAGCCACGAGGATGGTCCGTCCTTGTGGTCGTTTGAATCGGTTGCAGCATCGACGGCAACGGGCGTCAAGGCATCGAAGAACATCAGGAACCCCTGGTTCTTGATGGGGCAGGACAACCTGTTCCTTGTCGGCTCGGTCGACAGCATCACGACAGCCGACGACATCGCTGGCTCTACGGAAACCAAGGCGGTCGGCTCGTACTATGTCCTCGAGTACGGGCGTGGCGGCGGCCCCGATCGAACCCTCGACTACGGCGTATCCGACACCTTTACCGAGGACGACCGCAGGGTCGTTGGGAGGTACTCGACGAACACGCCGACCGCTGCGCTGGCCACAGGGGATAGCTGCTTCTACCTGGAGAAGTGGATTCGCATGCCGGACGGCTGGGTCGCTCCGAACGGCGTCTCTGGCCTCAACAACACCTATCTTGTTCCGCTGGAGTTCGTTCCCGATCCATCTGGGATAGCGTCCGGCAATCCTCCTGACATCATCACCCTGATCCTTTCGTTCGACCGGACAAAGTGGGCTCCTGTTCTTCGACCAACAACCACCGAGCTCGACTTCATGCTTCCGCCAGAACGTCTCCAAGGTGCGCCGGGGTGGGGCCAGGGTGCGCCTACCGCCGGAACCAGAGAGGTCCAGGTTTACGCAGGAGGCGTACCCAACGCAGCGGGAAACGAGCTGCGGATTCGCTTCAACGGAAACATCGGCGCCTATGCTGGCTTTGTTGCGCCTTTGATGAACCTGTCATACCGGCAGAAGAGCCGACTGCTCTACCTACCGTTTTCCTACGCCGGAGCCGTCACCGACGACGTATGGTCGATCGGCTTCACCCAGGCGACGACGGCAACATTCCAGAAGACGGCTGGCGGCACGGTGTATGGACCGCTGAACTGTAGGCTGCACACCTGGGGGCAGGGCCATACGCCTGGGGTCTGGAAGACCTCCGATGTGGATGCACAGCCTGTCGACTGGGTGTTGCATACCGGGCAGATCGCTCCGGATAGCCACAACGGGAACCCGACGCCCTCGGGTGGCCTCATGGCCAGATCCTTGTTTGTGCGAATGAGCTCCCATGGTCGAGGCGAGACGCTAATCGTACCCTCTGCGGTCTTTGGCCTGCTGAACGCTGCCGTCGGGTCCGACTGGAAGGGATGGACATCCCAGGTGGTGGACTACGTCGGAGACGACCCGTCGTTCATTACGAACCACATGTCCATTCGTACGCGCATGAAGGACGCTGCCGGCGCCATGCAGAACCGGACCTTCAACGGGACGCCGACATGGGGCGACAGCACCGACAACTCTGACGGCAACTTCCTTGTCGACAGCGAACAGGTCGACACGATCGTGTTCTCGGACTCGGTGCGCGGAGAGCACCTGTTCTGGATGCTCTTTGGTCACGTCAACAACCGTGCAGAGCGCATCTCCATCGAGTCGATGATGGCGAGGATCGTCAGGCGGGGTGGTCGCCGCCGGAGAGGCCGCTGATGCCAGGAATCCGAAAGGTAACCAGAGAGCAGTTTTCCGACGGGACCACTGTCGATGGCAACCGCATTGAGCTAGCGATGCAGGATGTTGTCGATCGCATCAACAACATCCCCAAGGGTGACCTTCGTCGTAGCTTCACGCAGAACCAGATCATCTCGGGGTTGATCCCGGTAACCACGTCTGCGTGGACTGGCAACGAGCAGACCCCGTTCATGGACCTTCTCAACGAGAGGACTTCGGCGACATGGCTCGGCTCGATCCCTCCGGAGGTCCTAAACAGCCACCGGGTGAAGGGGGTCCAGGACGACGATATGACCGCCTTCAAGGTGTGGGAAGCGTCGACCTACTTCCGAGACCCGATCGTTATCGTGCAGCTCGACGTGTTTCTTTTGACCGACAGTGCCCACACGAACACCTTTGTGTGGGGCTCCTCGGCGCCCGGTAATCGCACCAACAACGGGGTCGTGGACGACTTCCACGTTACCATCACCGTGGACGACCCGTGGATACCGGAGCGGAGGCGACGCAACGCCGTCGAGTACGCTCGACACCTGGTAAAGGCGACGGCAGAGAACATCTCTTCGGTGGCCATGTCCGTACCATCGTCGGACATGGCACCCGCTGCCGCCGCCGGAGCTGCTATTGCCGGCGTCCACGTCCACGCTCGTGATCTAAACTTGCCGATCCATCGAGACGCACGGGTTCGTTGGAACTTGACCATCCCCACCGGGCACGACCCGTGGGGTTCCACCCCGGTAGGGATGCAGTACTACACGACGGTTCTCACCTACCTCGAGGAGGTCAAGAGTGGCTGATGTCACCCGTGACAAGCTCGCTCGTGGAACCCGACTTACGCGGCAGCACGTCTCTACACCACTGACGGCGATTGCGGCTGCAATGAGCGCCAGCATCCAGGCTGACAAGATGAAGGACGGCTGGTCGACCTTCTCGATGGCCTGGCACATACCAGTACTGTGGGGTCCTTACTGGCTAGGTCCGAGTGTCAATGTCAACGAGGGCTTCCAGGGGTCCATGATCCTGCCGTTCGTGTTGCCGCCCACCCAGGACAAGTTCTCGACGATCGGAACCCAGGACCCGAACGACCCGAAGATTGTTCTTGAGGAGTTCTCCTTCTCGTTCGATCAGCGTGGCGAGTCAGCCATGACCTTTGGCGCCTATGCTGGCGCTGAAGAAGGCCTCTTGTCCGAGGATAGCGCGAGCAGCCTAAGCGCACTTGAGGCCAAGCTCGTCTTCTCCTTGAGAGAAAAGAATAGCCAGATCTGGAACTCTGCCGCGAAGAGCCTCGCTTCTAAGTCGGTCTTTGAACTTGAGTATCCACTCAATGCGGCGTTCAGCGACTTCATAAAGCTCAACCCGTTTGTGCAGACTGGTCTTGAGCAGGAGATGCATCCGTACCGGACGTATGTGCTGACTCTTGATGCCAGCCAGATGGTCGATTCGTCAGCTAGGAGCCCCGCGGGTGTTCATCCTTCCCTGATGTCGGCGGTCATTCGTCTCAAGTTCCGGTCGGAGCTCATGGTTCGTGACACGACCGCCGCACCTGGCATTCAAAACATACCGACGAAGCACAACGGCCTGTATGTGGGTGAGTCGATCACCATCACGAGCCCCGCAGGGAACAGCCAGATCGAGGCAGACAGCGCAGACGGCGTGCAGACGAACATAGCGACGATTGACCAGAGGTTCACCGAGGGCCTCAAGGGTGGATACGACGAGTTCTCGGATGCCTACCCCAAGCAGCACATCAATTCCGACGCTGGCTACGAGGTGCTCGTTGTCCCCATGTGGCAGACGTCGAACGGCTTCATCACGAAGGGTATGGGCCTCGACCTTCCCTATGTAGGTGGAGCTGGCACGGTCGCTACGGGGGACCGTCGTATCATACCCTTGAAGTACCCGATCACCATTCAACATGTCGTCGCGGTGTCTACATGGGCAGGACCCCTTCGGACGGCCAACATCTACCGTCGCCCTGCTTTGGTCACGTTTACGACGGAGATCGGTGTCGGCATCGGGGTTGGCTTGCGTGCAGACAACCACGCCTACCAACAGGTCGCATACGCCACCTGGACGGCACTAGAAGCGTCAAAGGCTCCGTTCCGTATCGACAAGATCCAGGCGTCGGAGAGCTCTAGCTACAAGCACGAGAACGACCGTGTCGCCGCAGAGATGTTCCAGATCCCGCTAGTGCATGCCGGCAATGCGAGCAAGGGCGTCGGCTTCCTGACTGCTGGGGGCACGAACCTCAACGGACATCCGGTCTTTGCTGGGCGCTCCCCGACGGGAACGAGCGCCAGGACGAATATCTCTTCCGGTACGCTTGCCGGTTCCTATGGGGCCTCGGCCATATCTGGCCAAGACCAGTTCCTCGAGGTTCGTTGGAACTTCCGAGAGTCGGTGGGTCTTGAGCATGCAAGTGTGCATGCCGACACCGCATACGTCGGCTTTCCGGGTCATTGGGTATACATATACTGCAAGAAGCACCTCGCGTAGGAGAGTCCTGATGGCTGTCGAAGAGCAACTCACAAACGCCCAGAAGCGAGCAAAAGAAAGGGCGAGGAAGCTTGGACTCCAAGAGAAGGGGCGGGTTTCCACGAGGGCAGAGGCCGCTGCGGCAATGGATGTGGCCGCTGCTGCCGGAGACACAGGCGCCCTCGACGTTGCTGCCACGAAAGGGCGCAGGGGCATCCGCAGGGCAGCAGCTCGTAATCTTGCTGGGGCCATGGCGGGTACACCCACCGGGGGTGGGGCTGGCCTTGCCATGGCTCGCCAGAGCGCTGCCGATGCGGGGTCCACCTTGGGCGAGTTCGACACCGCTGTCGCGCAACGAAGGCGAGGTATCGCCCTAGAGGGCGCAAAGGCTCTCCAGGCGGCCCAAGAGAAGAAGACAGAGACGCTGGAGTACGAAGCTTCCGAGATCGCCTCGGCAACAGCCGACACCCAGGCGAAGATGGCGGCAGCGCTGATAGTGCGAGACAAGGTGGTGGCTGACAACAAGAACTGGTGGGGAGACGATGTCCATATCATGTCGGCGAGGCTCCTTAGTCAGGCCGAACTGGAGGACGACCCGGAGGTTCGCGACTACTACCTGAGACAAGCGATGGACGTTCTCGACGGCGCCACGCCCAGAGGTGGGCCGGCTGGCTGGGGCGGGGTGACGCTGTCCGACGGGTCCATTTACACGCACCGCATGAACCCCGTGGACGTATAGGATGGCCTTCCTGCGAAAGCCAGACAGGAGCAAGGGGGCTCTTCGCGACCTCCCGAGCCCACCACCCGCACCAGCGCCTGCAAAGACCAGCATGTCAGACGTCGCGAGTGCTGTGAACATCGCGTCTCAGGTGTTGCCCGTTGTCACGAAGATGGGCTTCGGCATCGGAAACGCCATCCGGCGTCAGTTTGCGGATACGCCAGACGAGAGCTTGAAGCGTCAGGCCGCTGCTCGACTGAGCGGCATCGCGTTGCCGCCGACGGCTCCAATGTTCCAGGAGGTGGACGTTCCGACCCCATCTCCAC